AGGATATGCTCCACCGCTGCCGGATTCGCCGCCATGCCGAGCCAACGCTCGCGGCACTCCCACGCCGCCTGAGCCCGCCCCCGCGTGGCGTGAAGCAGCGAGATCCGCACGCCCTCCCGCTTCTCCGGCTCGCGGCCATTAAGCCGGGCAATGCGCTCGGCGAGATCCAGCCCCGCCCACCCATACCACTTTGCCTCGTAAGACCAAGGCCGGCGGTGGGCCGGTGGCTCCGGCAGCGCCAGCATCGCCTGCACGCAGTCCGCCGCCCGCTGGTGGTTGCCAAGCTCAAGGTTGGCCGCAATCAGCGCAGCCAGCGGTTCGCGCAGGTGCGGGTTCTCGGCAAAAGCCTGACCAAGCCAAGGCAGCGATTGCTGCGGCGTCTCGGCCATGCGGCCAAGGTTCATCAAGATCTCAAACCGAAACGACTCGTGGAGGTTGGGCATCAAGAGCGCAATCTCGCCAAACTCCCGTGCCTTCGCTTTCGACTTCGCGTAGTAGTGCTCTTGGTGAACGTAGAAAAGCTGGCTGGCGGCATCGCGGAGCTGGTTGCTCAGGATGCGAAGGTTGCGCGCATGGCTCATCGGCTTCTCCGCCACCGGCGCGTGACGCCAGACTGGCGTTGCAAAATTATGCCGGCGGTCGGTTGGCTCGCAGCAGAAGTTCTCATGCACCGCATAAACCCAGCGCCGCCCTGCATCCCAGATCTTGCGCGAGATTAACCGCTCCCGCATTGGCGACTTGTTCGTCCCCGGCACGTCGTAGGGGAACAGCAGAAGATCGGCGTCGGTGGTCTGCACGCAGGCCCGCACGCCCTCAATACCCACCGCCACGTCGTCGGCGTCGCACCACATCAACCAGTCTCCGCTGGCCTGCGCGAAGCTGGCGTTACGCGCCGCGGCAAAGGAGTCCACGTGATCCCAGTCCGCTGCGGTCGGTCCGTTTTTATATTCAGAAAACACGAACCTCTTTCCATTCGCCGCGCACCAGTCCGCTGCGGTCGCTGCGGTGTCGTCGGCTGCGCGGTTTCCGCAGGCCCGCACCAGCGAGAGCTGGTCGAAGGCGGGGCCGAAAGAGTTGAGGCAGGCGAGAATATGCGCCGCCTCGTTGCCGACGATCATGCAAAGGGAGATTTGGGACATATCCGCCCCGCCCCGTAAAGTTTTACGAACCGCCCTTTTTAATATGGCGATGGCAAACCCTTTTATCGGTCTCGATTCGGCGACGCTCACCACGCTGAAAACGCAGGCCGTCGCCTGCTTGTCTGCCATTCTCACCAACCAGAGCTACTCCCTCAATGGGCGCAGCCTCACCCGCGCCAATCTAAACGAGGTAAAGGACATGGTGGGCCAGCTCCAGGCCGCGATCGACATCGCCAGCGGCACGACCGCCGAGACGACCTTCGTGAGTTTTAACAGCCCGAACACCTGGTAACCATGGAACGTCCCGACATCGCCGGCCTCGTGCAGAATCAGAACGCTTTCGAGCGTGCGCTCGGTGCCATCGCACCGGGCTGGGCGACGCAGCGTCTGCGCTCCCGCATCGAGAAGCACCTTTTTGAGTATCAGGCCGCGCAAGCAAATCGCCTCTTTAATCCTCGCACCAACGAAGCACCGAGCGAGAGCCCAAAGACCAGCCGTGAGCGCAAAGTCATGATGTTCGAGGCCCGCGACCTCATCGCCAATTTCTCCGCCATCGCTGGCGTTCCTGAGAAGTTCGCGCTCAACTGCACGCCCAACGAGTGGAGCCCCGCCACCGGTGACCGCGACTACGACCGAGCCATCGCCGACTACTTCCACGCCTGGTGCAAGAAAGCCGATGTCACCGGGCGCCACAGCTTCCGCCAGTTGATTGGCATGGCGCTGCAAATGCGGCCCGTGGACGGCGACTGCGGCTTCGCCCTTCGCAAAACCGCTGATGGCCTCCGGCTTCAGCTTGTCCCCGCCGACCTCATCGGCAACCCCGCCGAGATCTCAAACTTCGACAAATACATCGACGGCATCATCGTTGATGATTTTGGAAAGCCGGTCGCTTATCGCGTATTCCAGCGCGACCGCAACGGCTCCTACTCAAACCCCGAGGACGTTCCCGCCCGGGCTTTCTGCCATTATTTTGATCCATTCCGCGCCGACCAATACCGCGGCGTGACTGAGTTCCACGCCGTCATCAACACCGCCCGAATGCTCAAGGGCATCCTTGATGCCGAGCAGGTCGGCGTGCGCTTTGCCTCCCAGCAGGCCGCGCTGGTCTTCAACGAGCGTGGGTCCGCCTCGCCGCGCCAAGCCTTCAGCGCGGCGCCGTCGCTCACCCTCGAAAACGGGCAGCAGCGCAAGGACGAGTTGTCCGAGATGGGCATGATCAAATACTTCAGCACCTCTGACAAGGTGGAGGTGATGCCGTCGCGCCCGTCGTCCGCTTTTACCGGCTTTGTCGAGCATCTGATGGACGAGATTGCGATGGGCCTCGGCATCCCCGGCGGCGTGCTCTTCGGCACCCAAGGCTACAAAGGCCCGAACGTCCGCGCCGAGTTCGCGCAGGCGGATCGCGTCTGGGACCGCCACCGTGGCGTGCTCTCCGACAAGGTGCTCGACCCAATCAAGAACGACGTGATCCTGATCGCCATTGCCGAAGGCGAGATCCCCGCCCCGCCCGCAAAAGCTGGCGAGACCGAAGTGCAAGCTCTGCGCCGCGCCCTTCGTGGTGAGTGGCGTTGGCCCGCTCGGATGTCGATTGACGTAGGCCGCGAGTCCACCGCCAACCTCAACGAAAACCGCCAGGGCATCAAATCCGGCCAGCAGATCGCCGCCGAGAATGGATATGACTACGAGGACACGCTTGAGCAGCTTGCCATTGAGGCCGCGAAAGTCTCGGAGCTTGCTGCCCGCTATGGCGTGCCAGAGACCGCCATCCGCCTCACCACTTCCTCGTTGCCCTCCACGCCTTCCGCCGCAGCCGCCTCTGGCTCGCAGGTCGGTGCAGCCGCCGCCGAGGCATCGCAGATCAATTCTGGTGGTGGCGCAGTGGGTGCAGTGGGTGCAGTGGACGGTGGAGTCCAATCGTTCCCCGACGTATCCGCCGAGCTCGCACCGCTTAACGGCGCACAGATCACAGCCGTGCTCTCCATCTTGGAGAACCTTCGCGCTGGTGACCTCACCGCTGATTCTGCATCGGTGCTTATGGCATCCGCCGGCATGGCGCAGGAATCCGCCAACCGAGTCGCGCAGGCCGTTGCCGCTCTGCCGCCCGAACCCTCCGCCACCACGCCCGCCGCCATGCAAGCCCACCTCGACGTGGCCAAGGGTCTCGCCCACCGCAACACCACCGCCGTCCGCAAGCTAGGCCGCGACATCGGCGGCAACGTGATTTTTAACGACTTGCTTTCTGGTTTCACCGACACCGCTAAATGAATCCACAACTCACAAAGTTTGCCGAGTGCCTAAGCGAATCGCACGCCCGCGAAATCAAGCTGGCGCGCTGTTTGGCCGAGTCGCTGAAACGTATCCAGACGCTAGAGACCAAAGGCGGAAAGCAGGCGGCGGTTATCCAGACGCAGTTTCACGAGGCCGTTCAAAGCGTTGCGGAAAAGTTGGCGCAACACACCACCGAGACGGCAGGCGCACTCAGCCAGCGCATTGACGGCATCGCGCAGGCGTTGCCCGTTGAGCTTTCCGCCGTTCGCAGCGAAATGGAGACGGTGCGCGAAATGGCCGCGAAAACCACCGGGGCCGCAAACATCGCCGCCGCCGAAATCGCGCAGCGCATGACGGAAATCGAGGCCAATTTTCCAGCTCAACTCGCCGCGCTCAAGACTGAGTTTGCCAAGCCGGAAGCGCAGGCCGCCGCTCCCCAATCCTTTAACCCTCGCGGAGCCTACGAGCCTGGCGAGAAATACAAGCCCTTCGATTACGTCTCTTCAAACGGCTCCTCCTACATTGCCCTTGTCGAGAACCCGACCCAGCCGCCCTCCAAAAAGTCCAAGCAGTGGATGCTGGTCGCGGCTCGTGGTGCGGGTGGTGGTGTCGATTCTGGTGGTGGAGTGAGTGGCCTCGGCACCGCAGCGTATCGAAATGTCGGACAGGCGGCGGGCAACGTGCTGGAGTTTGCCACAGGCGGCGGCATTGAGGTAGCGGACGCAAGCGGGCTTAATGGCAGTATTTCGATTGGATACTACAACGCGGGCAGCGTAAGCCAGGACCTCGCAATTTTGACCGTCAATTCTGCCGGTCAAATCAGCATCGCGTCTGATCAAGGTTTTTTCACTTCTGGCACCCTCGCCCTCCTTTCCCAAGTTGGCGACCGCTACTTGACCAGCTCCACGACTTCCAACACCATAGGGAACGGAGCCAAAACCTTTACCGTTGGCACGGGCCTCGCCTACACGCCGACGCAGGACATTACCATCGTTTTTAATGCGAGCAACCACATGCACGCAGCGGTGACGAGCTACGACTCGGCGACGGGTGCGTTGGTGGTGGACGTAAATAGTCACACGGGCTCTGGCACTTACGCAGTCTGGTCGGTAAACGTCGGCGGCATCGGTGCTGGTGCGATCCCGAGTGGCGGCACGACGGGGCAGGTGTTGGCAAAAGTCTCCAGCACCAACTACGACGACACCTGGGTGACTCCCACGGTTGCGGTTGGTGGCATCACGGGCCTCGGCACGAGTGTAGCAACCGCGCTGGCGGTCAACATCGGAACCGCAGGCACGGCTGGCGCATTTGTAGTAAACGGTGGCGCACTTGGCACGCCTTCTAGTGGCACGGTCACAAACCTAACTGGCACGGCTTCAAT